TCCTGAAGAATTTCAAATGGAAATTCAAAGACTTGCCCCGTTATATGGCGTTGCAAGACGCAACTGCCGAATTATCCCGATGCAGTACGATATCTTGAATATCCCTGCTGCGGGTGCAACAGACCAATCAGTTAGCTGGACAAACGAAGTTGCTCAAATCGTTAATACTGAGCCTAACTTCCGTCAGTTAACATTAACAATTAATAAGCTGGCTGCTATTGATTCGTTCTCAAACGAATTATTAGCAGACACCCCGGTGGCTATTGTTGAATATTTAGCTAACCTTATTGCTGAGCAATTTGGTAAAGCAGAAGACCAACAAGCCTTCAATGGTACTGGTTCACCGTTCGTTGGTGTTCTTTCAGCAACCGGCGTTCCTTCTTCAACTCACGCTGGCGGTGCTGTAGCCTTGTCTTATGCTGACTTGGTTAAAGCGACTGGAAAGTTATATACCAATGCTAGAACCGACGCAAAGTTCTATTTCCATAGAACCGTTGTCGCTAATATTAAATCCTTAATCACAACCGCTGGTGCGCCTATATTTGGTGCGACCGCTAATCCTCCACAAGTTGCCGGATACGCCATTGAAGAAACTGAAATTCTTCCTAATGACGCTACAGCAACGGGTACAGCTTATGCCGTGTTTGGTTCTTTACGACGCGGGTTGGCTATGGGTGAACGTGGTTCAATGGTTATGGATATCAGCCGCGAAGCTACCGTTAACTCAAACAATATGTGGGAAAAAGACATGAGCGCCATGAGAATTATTGAGCGCGTGTGTTTTGGTGTTCTTCTTCCTTCAGCGTTTGTTAAAATCCAAGGTTAAGGAGGAATACAATGTTTGATATTAACAATATTAGTATTCAGCCATCCTTAATCGGTACGTTATCCACTATCGGTGGGACGGCTGTTGGTGCTCCGATTGACAGAATTGGCTTTAGTTACGGCGTGGCATTTTTAAGTGCCGGCGCGTTACAAGGCTCAACTGGTTCAACGGTTACGCTTTCAATCAAGATTCAAGAAAGCGCTACTGCAACCGGAACAAACTGGACAGATATTACAAATGAGGCACTCAGCAATAGCTCATATAACTTATCTGCAGTTACGTTTGGCGGAAACCTGGCTGGTGGTGATACTACCGGAACATGGCAATCATACCAAACGGTTAAAAAGTTTGCAAAGTTATCAGATGCTAATAGGCAAAGATTTATTCGATGCCATGCTACGCTTTCTGGTACGGTTGGGCTTGGCCCGAAGTTTGTCGCAGGATTCGTTTTGGGTAATCCGTTAGACACGCTTTATGTTGCAAACCCAGTTGTAACAGCATCAGGAAACATCGAATTAACAAAGTTGTTATAGTTTATACCGATATGGGGGAGGTTAAAATCTCCCCCGGTCGGGTTTTAAAATATGCCACACAAAGAAGGGTTTGAAGGAATTATAAATAAGAAGTATGGGAAAGACCGAATAATACACGGGATAGAAATAGGTCTTTGGCATGGCAATTTTTCAGCGCACATGATGGAAAAATTCCCAAACTTATATTTAACATCAATAGACCCATACGTTCAATGGCACGAGGTATTAGAAAACAATAAAAGATTTTTTAATAGGTTTCAGGTTTTGCCGGTGGCATCGGATTGCGCGGTTAAGTTATTAGATAAAAAATATGATTTTATATTTATTGACGGCGACCATAGTTACGAACAATGTAGGAAAGATATAGTTAATTATTTGGGGTTTTTAAAACCTGGGGGAATTTTTGGCGGACACAATTATCATAAGGCAGAAAACTCAGCGCACCCAGGGGTGCATGAATCGGTAGACGAAATATTTGGTGACAAGGTTAAATTAGCAAAAGATTTTATTTGGTATGTTGAAATATAAAAACAAGGCAATAAAGGAAGAAGATGTCGTTAATAAGCACGTACGACGTTCGAGTTTGGATGGGAATACCAGACAGCGACGAAACCCCAAATGCAAAGATAAGTGCAATTGCAAATGTCGTTGAAGATTTCTGCGATTCTTATACAAACAGAAAACTAGAAGCCCAAAGATATTTAACAGACCCCGCGTTTTCTTATATTGACGGTCGGGGCAAAAACTATATTTATCTTCCACAGTATCCCGTCAGCTATGTTTCTTCAATTAATATGGACGGGGATAGGGTTTTTAATTCCGGGACGTTATTTGCTTCTGCTGATTATTTTTGGTATCCCAAAAGCGGTAAGGTTAAATTAAGCGGCTCGCAATGGCCTTTTGATAATTGGTCGGGAGGATTTTATCATGGATATAGGAACATATTGGTGGATTACGTCGCCGGATATGCGCCTGTTGTGGGCGGAACTCATAATGCTAGCGTGTCTACTTATCCTTTGCCACAAGACTTAAAACAAGTTATGACTGAAATGTGCGTTGAGAGCTTTAAAGAGGGGTTAACGGCGGTGCATACGATTCAATCTCAGGTTGGCGACCCGAAGTTTACGTCTATGTTAACACGCAACAGCTTTTGGTTGAACGTTCTTAATAAATACAAAAACTTTTCATCTCAGTTTACAAGTAGGGACGAATGAATATAGATATTCAGGTAATAGGGCTTAAAGAATTGGTGGAAAAACTTGGTCGGGCAACTGCGGCAGATACATTAGATGAAACTCTTTTTAAGGGCGCATTGCTTTTACAGTTCTGGTCGCAGGAACATAGGTTTGTTAGCGGTGGCGGGAAGAAATATAAAACATTATTTCAGCGTGGGGCGGTACAAAAAGATATATTAACATCACGAACCGGAAACTTAAGGGGTTCAATAACGACTTCCAGGGCATCGAATAGAGATGCGTTGGCATATAAAATAGGAACTCCGGTGGTTTATGCCCCGGTACATGAGTTTGGTTCTGCAAAAAAGAACATAAGACCGCGCCCATTTTTAAGGCCGTCTATCGAAAACCAAGAAAATATTAACAAGATAACTCAAATGATTAATAAGACTATTCAAGAAAACCTAAAATGATTGCGTCTACAATATGGAATCAGTTAATTGCGACATTACAATGCGACGACCTTTCATATATAAAAAGGGTTTATTCGGGAAGGCGCTATGATATTGACCCCAACAGTCTTCCTTGTCTTATGCTTGAGCCTGTACGCGATGGCGAAATCAGCAAAGATTTCTCTAATGTTCAAGATATTTGGCTTACTGCTAATATATTTGCTTTCTGTCCTAGCAATTATGTGAACTTTGAAAACAGCATTGTAGGGAACCAAATTTATAAAGGTATTTTTGACATAAATAATGATGTGCGGGCTGTATTAATATCCAGCAATACGCTCGGAGGAAAAGTAATAGACATATCAATACAGCCATCAGAATTTGACAGCATAGAAGATAAGTACCCAGTTCGTGGATTAGTTATGCCAATCAGGGTGCTTTATAGACAACAAAATGGGGTTTGATATGGTACATGAAAAATCGGATAAACTAATTTGGTGGTTAATGATATCTTTCTTTTCAATAATTGTTTTAGGTGGCGGGGCGTGGGCGACAAATATAAATTCAAAGGTTGAAAAGATTGCAGGGATGGAAGTTAATATCCAAAATATAAAAGATGATGTTTCAGATATAAAAACATTGATTAAATATTACATAAAAAGAGGAGAATAAAATGGGTGGAGTATATAATTATATTAAAAAAGCCTTGTTAGCAGGTTCGGGCATTGGGGCAACGTCAGGCACGTTTCCTTTTAGAGTATATTGCGTTTTAGTGGGGTCAGGATATACGCCAGATTATGACGCACATAGTTATCGAAGTTCGGTAACGAATGAAATTACCGGAACCCTTTATTTACAAGGCGGATTTGCCTTAAGTTCTCCTTTGGTAAGCCAGGACAACACGAACAATTATGGTGTTTTAACTGGTAGCAATATTTTCTTTGCCAATGAAACACACAGCACGGTGGCGGTTGCTACGGTTCTGTATGGTTCATCTGGTTTAGGTTCGGCATCCGACCCCCTATTGGCGTATATCGAGCTTACTGGTTCAGGGTCGGTAACGGCTGGTACATTCCAGATACAATGGCAAGGTTCTGGTGGTGGGATTTTAGCTATTACATAGTGAGGTTAATATGTCTATTCAAGATGAAATATATAAAAAAATAAAAGAAGAAATAGCCAACGACCCGTTTAATGTCGGTTATGCCGGAAAAACGGATGCCGAGATTCAGCAGTTGCTTAATAATCCCGTGCCTAGGCAAAAGGTTATTGATTATTTTGACCAGGCGCCGATGAATAGGATATTAAGTGGGATTAAAGACGCTCCGAATATTGTCAGTTCGACAGATGTTACTGCGGCTAAATTGTCTGTTTCATCAGACCCAATTATAGACGGGGGTTAAAAATGTTAGGATATGCGGCAACAACAAACTTTGCACTTACACTTGCTTCTTTAGCCACAGGAAGCGCAAGAGAAAGCACGGCGATCTCTGCCTTGGTAGGTGGAACAGGTTATGATGATTATATGCTTCAATTAAATTTGGGAATTTCTACACCAACAAGTGCCGCAGATAAAGCGGTTTATGTTTGGTTCTACGGTTCTGCCGATGGTACGAATTATACCGAACCGGCAACAGGTTCAAATGCGGCAATAACGATCGGAACTAATCACAATCTTAAAGGCCCGTTTACTGTTGCTATTAATGTTGGAACACTTCAATATGATATTTGCATAGGTTCAGTAGCTCAATTCTTTGGAGGTATTTTGCCTAAGAAATGGGGAATTGTTATTGAGAATCAAGCAAATGGTTCATTAAGCGGAACAGAATTTAATCAATGGTTAACTCCCGTATTTTACACGACTTAATATGCCTATTATAAATAAAAAAGTTAATGGATTTAGATATCCAACCATCGATGCGGAAATCGATTATGGTAATGAGATTTCCAAAGGTCTTTCATTCGCAGTATTATTTAATCAGCCAAATACCCTTCCTGTTGATTTAGTAAGAAGAATAAAAGCCGGTGGATTTGTAACCAGTAATTATGCAACTAAAAGAGCTATCGGAGGAAGAACTATTGATTGGCAGAACAATGGAAGCATTTGGTATCCAAGAGGACCATCTTTTGAAAAATTACCTTGGAATATGTCTTGGGCGGCTTTTCTAAGAAGGGGTGGGACATTAAATTCCAATGCAACTCCGTTTGGAAAAAGTTGGAACAATGCCGGAGGTTCGCCATTTTTAAGTTATGCTTTTACTTATAATGCAGGCGGAGCAGGTCAAAATTTCGCCAGGGCAGATTTAGCGGAGCATTTAACCTCGCTTACTAGTACATCGAGCGTTAATATTGGTGAAACCACAATACCTCATATTATAGCCGCAACCGCCGACGGAGACACATTAACTTTATATAATAATGGTCTTAAGAAAACAGATTTAGCATATACTGGCCCAATAACTTTTGACACAAGCAATACTACAGGAAATTTTATAATCTCAGGATTGTCAAATGCCTCTGTAGTTAATCCTTGGAATGGTGATATTTATTGGGTTTTAATATGGCAGAGAACTCTTAGTCAAAATGAATTAAGGGAATTATATAAAGACCCTTACCAATTATTCAAACCAATTAAAAGAAGATTTATATTTCCTGTCGCTCAAGCCGGAGGCGGTGGAACTTCTGCAACGGCTACCCCAAGCCTTCAAACAATAACAGCAAAGTTGTTTTCTGCCAATGTTTCGATATTGGTATCAAGAAGTCAAACTACCACTCCTGCTCTATTGACGGCGACCGCAAAGCTGTTTACGCCAACGGTATCATTTTCTAAATCTGAAAGTAGAATAACAACTCCAGCTTTATTAACAGCAACTGCTAAATTATTTACGCCCAATGCGGTAATAACCAAATCAGAAAGCCGAACAACAACACCATCTTTATTGACGGTTACCGCCAAAATATTTAATCCTACGGTTGTATTTGGAAACTCGTTTAGCAGGACAACTACGCCGGCACTATTAACAGCAACGGCAAAATTATTTACTCCAACGGTTGCTATATCTAATAGCCGAACTGTTACTCCGTCAATGATTTCAGCATCAATTATTACATTTAGCCCAACGCAGAAGTTTACACAAAGTCAAGTTACAACCCCAGGGTTAACAAAATCTAGTTTTATTATATTTGGCGCAAGGGCGAATGTAACTACCGGAGTAATAGCGTCCCCTGGCTTATTAAAAACAAGCATTGTAACATTTAACCCAACCGTAAAGATTACGGCTTCCAGGATAGCTCAACCTGGATTAACAACGTCAAGAATTACAACCCTTGGGGCGACGGCTATTTTGCCAGGAAGCGTTAGCGGAATAACAAATTACGCAGTTTATAAATCACAAATTGAAAAGTATTTATACAATGGTTCGTTGATTGAAAACAAGGTTACCAAGAAATCACAAATTGAAAAGGTTGTTTTAAGTGAAAGCGAGCTTAATTAATGGTTAAGCATTACCTTGGCGAGGCGGGAACGCTTCTTTTGTTTGATACTGGAATTTTGGTCGGTTCTGTAAATAGCCGATGGATAAAATATAAAGACCCATCCGGCGTTGAAGGAACATGGGTAGCTTCTTTATATTCAAGTTATTCTAATATCGCGCAGGCGATAGGAACATATTTTATAAGTTATACGTTGCTTCAGTCAAATTTCACTAAGCCCGGAGAATGGAAATTCCAGCCACACGTTGCGGTTGTTGATGGTACATGGTTCGGGGAAACAGTAACCTTAAAAGTATTTGATGCTTATCAATAAAAGGAGATATATATGTTAACAAGACAGACAGTAGTTTGGTGTGCCAGAGAAACAACTTACGGGACAGACCCTGCCATGACCTCAACCAATGCTTTATTGGCATGGGATGTTGACCTTAAATTAAACGGCGAAACACTTTTAAGACAACCTTTAAGAGATACGTTAAGCCCGATTGCTCATATCGTTGGTATGAAAGATGTTGAGCTTACATTCAAAACTGAATGGAAAGGCGTTGGCGCGGCTCCGGGGACGGCGGCGAATATAGCGACGTTTGAACTTGACCGGCTTTTATCAGGATGCTCGTTTAATACTGGAACGCTTAACAGCACATCAATAACTTATGCGCTATTGAGCAACGATTCATCTTTAAACTCATTGTCTTTTTATGTTCATTTTGGGGATTCTAATTCCGGGAATAGACACAAGGTTGTTGGAAGCCGTGGTTCTTTCAAATTAACAATGGAAGCCGGAAAATTCGGGGTGGCAGAGTGGTCGTTTAAGGGGCTTTACAACTCGGTCATTGCCGCAACCCTTCCTGGATTGGCTGGTATTAGCTCATTACAACCTCCGGTTATTTATAACGCTTCTTTTCAAATCGGCGGGTTTTCACCGGTGTGTAGCAAGGCTGAGATTGATATGGGCGTTGATGTAACACGCAGAGAATCTTTAAATACTGTAGCTGGCGTTCATAGTTTTAGACAAACAGCAAGAAACCCAAAACTAAACTTTAATGCCGATGCCGTTGTAGAAAGCTCAAATCCGTTCTGGGGAGATTGGGAAGGGAACGTCGTTGATACCTTCGGCATAACCATTGGAACAAACGCAAATAACCGTTGCGATATTAGCGGCTATTTTGAATACGTTCAGCCTGCTTATGGCGACGCTGACGGTGTTCGTATATATGATTGTGAAGCGGCAATCAAGTCTTCTGCCCCTTCAACAGGCAACGATGAATTAACAATTAAATTCTGGTAAAAAGGAGAATTATGATTTCAGGATTAGACTTAAACGCAACCGTAGAATATACGCTCAAATCGGATACAGATAATCCGACAGTTTGGAAGTTGGGGATTATTCCCAGCTATTTATTTGCCCGCATCTCAGCGGATGCGCCAACTAAAGAAATACAAACGGCTTATAGAGTTTTACAGATTGCGATTAAGGGATGGGAAAACTTTAATGTCCCATTTACAACAGAAAAAGAAAAATTGTTTGACCGTGAAATTGATTGTGTTCCGCTTTCAACGCTAGAACGATTACCGTTAAATGTTGTTACTGAATTGGCGGGGAAAATAATGGAAATTAACGGGCTTACCGCCGAAGAAAAAAAAACTTAAGTATTGCGATTAAAATATTAAAAGAAAACAAGGGACATTTAGACTGTAATACCTGTGATGAAACATTAAAAGAAGAACGCGGGCATTACAAAGAAGGGATAGTACCCTTTTTCGTTGATGGGAAATGGGTTAAACGATGCCCCTTAACTTTGATAACGCCTTTATCCTATGAGTATATAAAGGCGTTTTCACTTTATGAGCAAGGGTTTTTACCAAACGGAACGGCTTGGAATTTTGAAAGCAATAAGTTTATTCAAGCGATGCAGGTTGTTCAAAACGAAATAACAAAATTAGAAACCGAAGAATCAGAAAAACAAAATGGCAGAAACAGAACTAAGCATAGTCCTAAAGCTGATAGACAACGCATCAGCAGACCTTAAGAAGACGATATCTGGGGCGATTGAGGGAACCAATAAATTAAAATCCGCCAATGACGAAGCCTATTCCCAAATGGCAAAGTCAATAGAAGAAAATCGAACTGTCTTTGAAAGGTTTTCTAATTCATTTAAAGAAAAATCCGCGGGAATGGTTAAAGCCCTGCAAGAATCTTCTTCCGAGCTTAAGCATCTTGGAAGGGAGATAAGACAGGTCGGGGCAAACATAGCGTTTATTGGCGGGGCTATATCTTCAATATTTATTAAGGCACTAAACGACAGTTCAAAATATTCTGAAAATGTAAGGGATTCGCTACAAAGATTAAGCCAAGTTACGACACAATTTGGAATTATTATTGCCAATGCGGTTGTTCCGGTAATCAACGGATTAACGGTTATACTTGACCGCCTGGTTACTGCGTTTGAAAGTTTATCGCCGGAATTAAGAGATTCTATTTTAAGATGGGCGTTTCTTTCCGGGATATTCATTACAATAACCGGGGTTTTAATTGCCCTGGGTGGACAATTCGCGATATTTTTAAGCGCAATAAAGGGAATAATTGCAGCCATTATTTCTTGGACTGCTGCAAACATAGCCTTATTACCATCAATACTTGCGATAGGAGCCGAGATTGCGACTGTTATATTTTTAATGTATAAATTTAAACCCGTAGCTGATTTTGTTCTTAATGTTTTTGAGTTGTTATTTAAAAACATTCAACTTCAGCTTGAGGTTGTAAGTTTAGCCTGGAATAAATATGTGGCGTTGATTTTAGATGGTTCATCTAAGATATTTGAAACGCTTGCTAAACTTAATTTTGGGAACAAAGAATTAGCTATATTTTTTACAAATGCCGCAAATGCGGCAAGTGGATTGGCTACTGAAGCTAAAATTTCTGCTGATAAAAGCGTATTTGAGATTCAAAGAATATCAAAAGAAATGCTGTCTTTGGCGCAAGGAAAAGAAGGAAGTTTTGCCATAAACTTCGATAAGGCTAAGACATCTATTGATGAAATTGTAAAGGCAATTAATGGTATTGGAAAAGGAACAGAATTAAAAATTTTATCTGGGAACGATTTACAGCTGGCTCAGCAATCTTTATCTAATTTCAATCAAAAACTGGCAGACCAAAAGATTTTGTTTGAGGCGGGAAAGATTAGCGCAGATGAATATTATCGAGGCTTGATTGCGGCACAAAATAGTTCTATTAATTTAAACCAGATAGCATCTCAACAATTACAACAAATGGCACAGTTGCAGGCTGAGGTTACGAATAATCAGTTTTTAAACGCTCAGCGTTCTACGCAAGAGCAAATTAACCTTTTGAATGAATACAAGGCTAATTTTATGGTTGCCCACGCCGGAATGACACAACTGGTTACTAATTTAAGTTCTTCTATAAGAACAAATTTGGCTTCAGCGATAAGCAGTATCGCAACCGGAGCGGCAACGGCGAAGGATGCTTTCGCTCAATTTGGCAAAACTCTTATCGGAGTTATTGTAGAATTTTTGGCTCAAAAAGTAATTGCTTTTGCTTTAGAAAAAACATTACTAGCTGGTACTGTTGCCTCAGCTTCTGCGGCGGCATCAGTAATAGCTGCTGCATGGGCGCCGGCGGCGTTCCTAGCCACGGTTGCAACATTTGGAGCGGCTGCGGCACAAGCACCAGCGGCTTTAGCGGCAGCAGGAGCAGCTAGCATAGCTGTATCAACAGGATTAAGTGCGGCATCCAAGGCTGCTGGATTTGGAGCCGGAGCGGGTGGAGCAACTAAATTTCATAGTGGCGGAATAATCAGGGCGCATGATGGATTGGCAGTTGATGAAGTTCCAATAATTGCCCAGACTGGCGAGGGGGTTTTATCCCGGCGCGGAATGAAAGCCCTGGGTGGAGCATCAGCATTAAATCAGCTTAATCGAGGACAATCACCATCTAACAGTTATGGCGATATAAATTTATCTATTAACGTAAACTATCCACAAGTCAGCAAAGACCAGGAAATAAAAAAACTAGCAGAAATGTTAGGGTTTGAAATTCAAAGACAACTGACTTATGCGAGGAGCTAATGCCATCACCAGCAGCGTTTAGAATATTGCCGTTAAATTACCTTAAGGATTGGGGAGAGTTTGAATCTTGGGCGCAGGGCGTTGCTTCTGCCCCGGACGGATGGATTAAGGCGACCGCGCCAACGGTTGCCAGGGAAGCCACGTCAATTAAGTATGGTTCTTATTCTGCGCTTGTCATAGGAAGCACGGGCGGGATAGGCGGGATTTATCTTACAATACCAAACGGCGTAGACTATGCAGGGCGAACATTTTCTTTGGGGGTGTGGGGAAAGTCTTCAT